CAGTTGTTTGTGCGCTACCGGCAGATGGGCTTGGACTTGACGGTGGCGAACAACGCGGTGGAGACGGGGATATACGACGTGTGGCAGCGGATGTCGACTGGGAGGCTGAAGGTGTTTAAGAGCATGACGAACTGGGTGGCGGAGTTCCGGTTGTACCGGCGGGACGACAAGGGTCGGGTTGTGAAGGAGAACGACCACTTGATGGATGCGACGCGGTATTTGGTGGTGAGCGGTCTTAACCGAGCGGCCTTGAGTCTGAAGAAGCGGATGCAGAAGCTCATTGACGTGGTACCGGTGATGAACTTCTTCTCGAGGAAGTAGCAGGCCCCGAGCCCCATTGACACAAGCCCTTAAACCCGCATGATGATGAGCATGAAGAACGATCCGGTTAAGGTCCACGCGGACGCGCTTGCGGAGTTTGACCGCATACAAGAGGTGCTCAGGAACGAGCGTTTGCAGTGCCTGCAAGACCGCCGGTTTTGTTCGATCCCCGGGGCCCAGTGGGAGGGGCCGCTCTCTGAGCAGTACGAGAACCGGCCGAGGTTCGAGGTGAACAAGACGCAGCTTGCAGTGATGCGCATCATCAACGACTACCGGTCGAACCGCATCACGGTGGAGTACGTCCCCAAGGAAAAGGAGTACGAGTCACTGGCGGAGACGTGCAACGGTCTCTTTCGGGCGACGGAAGTGGACTCAAGCGCGGAAGAGGCGTACGACAACGCCTTTGAAGAGGCGGTGACCGGTGGGTTTGGGGCGTTGCGCCTGCGCAACGAGTACGAGGACGAGTACAGCGGTGAGAGCGACGAGCAGCGCATATGTATTGAGCCGATTTACGACGCGGACTCCTCGGTGTACTTTGACTTGAACGCGAAGCGGCAAGATAAGGCAGACGCGAAACGGTGCTTTGTGATTACGGCCTTAACCCGTGAGGACTACGAAGCGGAGTGGGGGGACGACCCCACGACGTGGCCGAAAGAGATTACGCGCACCCAGTTCGACTGGCAGACGCCGGATGTGGTGTATGTGGCGGAGTACTACCGTGTGGAGGAGACGACGGACTACATGGTGACGTTTGAGGGGCTTACGGGGGATGAGGAGAAGGAGCTTTTGTCGGTGCTCAAGGAAGGCAAGATGGAGGAGATGGAGGCGCTTGGGTACAAGGAAGTTAAGCGCAAGAAGATTAAGCAGAAGAAGGTTCACAAGTGGATTATGTCTGGGGGCAAGATCCTTGAGGACTGCGGGTACATTGCGGGGCGGTGCATCCCGATTGTGCCGGTGTACGGCAAGCGGTGGTTTGTGGACAACGTGGAGCGGTGCATGGGGCATGTGCGGCTCGCCAAAGACATGCAGCGCCTAAAGAACATGCAGCTCTCTAAGCTCGCAGAGATTTCGGCGCTCTCGTCCATGGAGAAGCCCATCTTCATGCCCGAGCAGGTAGCGGGGCATCAGGTGATGTGGGCGGAAGATAACCTCAAGAACTACCCGTACCTGCTGGTGAACGGCATTACGGACGCGCAAGGCGCGGTGCAACCGGCACCGCCGTTGGCGTACACAAAAGCCCCGCAGGTGCCCCCTGCGATGGCGGCGTTGTTGGGGGTTACGGACATTGATATGCAGCAGCTCCTTGGGAGCCAAGGCAACGGGGACAAGATGGTGTCCCACGTTACCAGTAAGGCTGTGGACTTGGTGATGCAGCGCCTCGACATGCAGAGCTACATCTACGTGTCCAACATGGCCAAGGCCATTAAGCGCGTGGGCGAGATTTGGCTGTCCATGGCCAAAGACGTGTTCGTGGAAGATAAGCGCAAGATGAAGGTTGTGACGTCCAACGGCGAACAGGACGAGATTGAGCTTATGACACCGGTGATTAACCCTGAGACCGGTGAGCTTGAGTACGACAACGACCTGTCAGAAGCCGAGTTTGACGTGGCGGTGGACGTGGGACCGTCTTCAACAACGAAGCGGCAAGCAACGGTGCAGGCGCTGCTCTCGATGATGGCGGTAACGCAAGACCCTGAGACGATGAACGTGCTCTCGTCGATGGCGATGATGAACATGGAAGGCGAAGGGCTTGGGGACGTGCGCAGCTACTTCCGCAAGAAGCTGCTGAAGATGGGCGCGGTTAAACCCACTGAGCAAGAGGCCCAGGAGCTCCTTGCCGAGGCCCAGAACGCCCAACCGGACGCACAGACGCAGTACTTCGCAGCAGAGGCGCAAAGGGCAAATGCGCTCGCTACAAAGGCACAGGCCGACACGGTACTCACGCTCGCTAAGGCCGAGGAGACGCGAGCGAAGACCGAGGAAACGATTGCAAAAGCTGGTCAGATTGATCAGGACAAGGCGATGAAGCTGGCGGACCGCATCGAGGACGATGTGCAGAAGCTGGTAGCGCCGGTGCAAACATTTTAGTGGACAGACCCACTAATTGAGAAAAAATGGAGAACAACAACACGGCAGTAGATGCTGAAGTTGTCTTGGAAGATGAGGAAGCTCCCGTAGCGGAGGCTGTGGCTGAGGAGACCGGTACGCCGGCGACCTCGGAGCCAGCCAAAGACGGGGAAGCGACCGCTTCAGAAGAGATCGACGTCAGCATCGGGGATTCGCCAACCCAGAAAGAGGACGCAGAGAAAGCACCGGAATGGGTGCGTGAAGTGCGTAAAACCAATCGGGAACTGCACCGTAAGAATCGGGAGCTAGAAGAGAAGCTGAAGGCAATATCGGCAACTGAGAACAATCCGGTTGACCCTGGGCCGAAGCCGACACTTGAAGGCGCTGATTACGACACGGAGAAGTACGAGGCCAAGCTGGCAGAGTGGTTTGACCGGAAACGGAAAGCTGCTGAACTCCAAGCCAAGGCCGAGGAAGAGCAGCAAGCCCAACAAGCAGAGTGGCACAAGAAGCTTGAGAACTACGCGAAGTCCAAGACTGAGCTTAAGGTTCGAGACTACGAAGATGCCGAATCTGCGGTGCAAGAGGTGTTGAACACGACTCAACAAGGGATCCTGTTGCAGGGTTCAGACAACTCGGCATTGCTGGTGTACGCGCTGGGTAAAAACCCCAAGAAAGCGAAAGAACTCTCTGAGATAAAAGACCCAGTGAGGTTCGCGTTCGCGGTGGCCAAACTTGAAACACAACTCAAGGTGACAAAGAAAACTGCTCCTCCTCCAGAGAAGACCCCACCGTCCGGCGGGGCTAGGTCAACCGGTGGTTCCGACGAAGTGTTGGACAACCTACGCGCAAAGGCCGAGCGCACCGGTGACTACACGCAAGTAATCGCCTACAAACGTCAATTGCAGTCAAAAAAGTAACCTATGGCTAACTCGTTCAATAAAGAAGAGCGCGTAGCGTTTGAAAACCTCCTTGAGGGGTTCAACGACGCGCTTGTCCTCTCCCGTAACGTCTCAATCTACAACACGGATCAGACGATGATGGAGCGCACCAACAACGTCATCTGGCGTCCGCAGCCCTACATCGCGACTTCGCTCTCGAACGCCGGTGTGGGCACGGACATCACCAGTGTTGGCGGCTACGCCTCCTACACCCAGCTCGCGGTTCCCGCCAGCATCAACCAGACGCGCACGGTCGCTTTCGAGCTCAACGCTCAAGAGCTTCGTGACGCTCTGCAAGAGCAACGCCTTGGCAACTCGGCCAAGCAGAAACTCGCTTCTGACATCAACGTGTCAGTGCTGAACATCGCGGCCAATCAGGGCACGCTGGTGGTTAAGCGCACGACGGCGGCTGGTGCTTCGAGTGGTTTCGATGACGTCGCCCAGTGCGAGGCCATCTTCAACGAGCAAGGCATCATGGACGGCGACCGCTACCTCGCGCTCAACACGCGGGACTACAACGGTCTTGCTAACGACCTTGCCAAGGCTTCGCGCTCCTTCGGGAACCAGAAGTCCGACAAGGCGTATGAGCGTGCATACGTTGGGATGGTAGCGTCCTTCGACATCTACAAGCTCGACTACGCGGTGCGGTTGTCTGCTGGGTCTGCTACGGCGACCATCAACACGACCAACGCGGCAGCGAACTACTACATCCCGAAAGCCATCTCGACTTCGCCAACGACGTCCGAGCGGCTCAACGTAGATAACCGCTTCCAGTCTCTGACGGTGGCAGTTTCCGCTGGCGCTTTGGCGGCAGGGGACGCGTTCACCATCGCTGGCATCAACGCAGTGCATCACATCACCAAAGGTGACACCGGTCAGCCTAAGACCTTCCGTGTTATCTCGGCGAGTGCGCCTGCTGCCGGTAGCCAAGCGATCGTCATCAGCCCTCCGATCATCTCGAACCAGGTTGCTAACGCGGCTTCTGCGCAGAACCAAAACTGCGTGGCGAACACGAAGGCATCCAACGCGGCAATCACGCTCCTCAACACGGCAGCAGCTCCTGTGAACTGCTTCTGGCACAAGGACGCGATTGAAATCCTCCCTGGCCGC